GGCGTCTTCGGAATGTTGTATCCCGGCTCCGCCAACTGAAAATCGGGCGCTGCCGCTCGAAAAAGTGAGATGACTACCTTGGGGCTACTTGGTGCAGTTGCCCCTACTGGTGCCTCTAGAGCTTCAATGATGAGCTTTGGTTGAAAAGTTGATGATGCTGTGTACGGTATCACCACCCTCTGCCAATACTCCTCCTGCAAATACGGGATAGTTACTCCGTAGTAAGTGGACCCATGCACGTCCACCACCACCGACGGAATATCTCCTGAATCTGCCCATCCTGCGCTCCAGTCTGCATAAGATAGCCCTACTCTAAAACGAGCTGATGTGAATTGATCACAACAAAAGTGCATGAAAAACCGCAAACCTCCCCGCCAATACTGTGCAAACCTGGTAAAATGAAACAAATAATCTGGACCAAAGTTCGTTCCATCTGACGCAGGAATGCACGGATTAACTGGGTATTCAATCCTGTCCGCTTGGGCTGTTACCTCCTTTTGAAAACACAGCATCGGGTTTGAAGCCAATGCTGTGAAACTGTCAGAGGACTTTCCAAGGGGAAATAAATTAACAGTGTTAGCCAAATACGCTTTTTCGTGCAGCGACATTGGTACACTCATGTTCTCCGTATCCGTACACCAACTCGACGCAGTTGATCCTATCTGCGAAGTGAACATGGTTCGTGACACCGACGTATCCGGTTTGTCCAACAAATTCAAAACTCCTAAAACCGGCTCCGCCATCGACACTATTCCGTCTACCGCCTTGACTAAGGGATTAATCCTAGCCAATACCTTCTCCACTGGCCCAATCGAGGACTGAGCCGCGTCCGTATGGACAAACCCCGCAACCTTGGGATTATCAAACGAAGCATACACCGTACATTTAACCACCGTGCTTATACCCGTCGGTGCCCCCAACGGCACCAATGAATTGAAGTACAAACACGAATGATCTGACGATGTAACTGGAGGATATCTCAACCACGCCTTCGGGGAAAGGTATGGGATAACAAATGTACACGTGTCCGAGGTGGACACATTCAGAAGCGTCATATGGTTGCCTGACGCCTCTACCTTGGAGGTGATCGCCTTATTGGTGCAAGGCAACCAAGATACCATCAGCGCTCCCCGCTGCTGTGGTACCGACTGCATTTTGATATGTACCTTCACATCCCCCCTCCAAAAGGAAAATGAAGTCATGGCGGCTGCCAACACTGGCTGCGCAAACAACACTGAGGGAAACGGAATCCTCAACGAAGTGAACGCAGGAGTGAAGTCAAACTCCGCCACTTTGTACTGCCTTTTCATCAACTCGTAAGGCGTCTGGGGGGGATACGGATTCTGTATCGGCTCCAACGCCTCCTGGGCCGATGCATACCTAGCCTCTGAAACCACCGCTTGCGTAGCTTGCGTAGTCAAAGAGGCCGAGTCTGTCACGGTGGGCACAACTGCTTGTCCCAACGTCGCCGGAATCTGTGTAGATTCGATTGTAACCATCTGGTTCTGTACTGAAGCCACCGAAGTGACTGAATTTGCATTTGAAACAATACTTGAATCGGCGATGCTGGCCTGTATTGCGACACCCTCGCATCCTAGGGCGTGGCACAGAAATTCCCTGTTTGCCAGCGGAAGCAATGAGCGGTGGGGAACACCACTGCAAAGATCTATCCGCATGCTCAGTTTGCTAGACTGCGCAGAATCCGGTGTTTTCGGTCCCCGGGGACCAACCAAACCTCGAAACACTCGCGACTCCAAATGAAGCGCGTCATATCTCAAGGTGTCGTAAACATACGGAACAAAGGTTGCTGGGGCAACCTCCTTCCATCTAGGCTCCAACAAATCCATCAGCGACTTGAAATACGTCTCATCGTGCAGAGACGCCTCCATTGCCGCTACGGAAATATTCTGGACCGTCTTCACCACCATCTCCTTGTCTGTCCGGGCCTGAACCCAGGTTAACATCTTGACAATTGATTCCTTATCCAATGGCCCAACAACCCTTCCCGATGGATCTCTCACAAAACCCCTCTTCAAAAACTGACATTGTTCTATCCGCTTTCTCGTAGGGGCTCCCGATTTGTCAGCGGATGTCGAGATCCAACCGTACCAGAGTTGCCGCAGCACGATTATCTGTTCCAGGATCTCGTCTCCCCCATGTGCTAGGAACCAACCTATCAACGAATCATCACCAAAAACCGAAATCTCTAGATCCACACGCAGGTGCTTGGAAATGCACCTGTGTGCGACCGAGTTCACCACTGAATTCAACCAAGCTGTCAACAATATTCCTGATGGTAACAGAAACATCATAACCAACTTGTCGTGTACCAACACCTTACACCTAAAAACCGCCTTCAACAAAAGTTGCATCTTCCGAAATTGAACACCTCCCCAAATCCTACTGGCCACGTAAGGTACATGTAGCGCTATCCGAATCGGGTAGTTTACATCCCACTTCTTGATGTCCGAGTCCGACACCTCCATGCCTCCGAAATTCTCCGCCAAAACTGACCAATCCTCTGAGTACGGATTGATACCTACTTCAATATCAGTTTCTTCTCGGTGCTTCTGCTGTTGAACCAGAAACCACCCAAAATACATCCTGAACACTATCTGCATCTCCAGCGACCCAATTAGAAAGTACCGCGTCTCTCCCACGCTTACTTTCTCCTCCGTTCTTGGCTCATCTTTCGGGTTCAAAAGATGAAATTCAAAAGGGACCTCATCCCTTTCCAGCGCTCGTTCGATCTCTTCCACTCTCTTCCTCAACATTCCGAACCACTTGCTTTCCGGATCTAGCAACATGGCCCTAGTCACGTTGATCAGACTCCACTTTCCGCCGGGGGCGGTAGTTTTGTCTATGGTCTCCAATCCCACCAACCGTGGCGTGATCGTTACCTCCTCAAACGAAAACTTTCGATACTGCTTTCGAAAGCTCGAGGGTGCGAATACTCCCTTCCACACATCTTGGTCAAACATGTATGGAAAGAAGTCCTTCGTCTCCTTTCCAACGAAATGAGTCGAATACCTCTCCAGCGGATCAACCGCGCCCTTCCTTGTGAGAAGAGCCGGCCTAAGCTTCGAGTGTAGCACTTCCTCTCCATACTCTGGGTCGCTAAAGAAACTTTGTGAAAATCCTGAATTTGGTGGCGTGAAGTGAGGCTTCATACATTGTGCCAAGATCGGCCATGTCTTGTAGGTACCCACCTTAGGTTCGAAGATCCCTACATGCGCCATATCCTCACTCGGCGCCAAGTGTACTGCATCTCTCTCATGCAGCATCCTCCCGAAATGATGTTTGGCCGCCTCCACGTCCGACTTAGTGATGTGAGTCACTACGGATCGAGTGGGTCCTCCCGCGACATGTATCCCTACCAAATTTATCTCCGTGTCTTTGTTCTCAATGAATGGCCTCCCACAGTCTCCCGCGGCTCCTGGGATGCCATCCGCAATGAAAACGTTTGTGACCCGAATCTCCTCGTCACCAAACTTGTACATATGCTTGCCCACTGCTCTCACATTTTGAGTGTAAGATGAGTGGGCAGTATAAGACTTATCCACAGACATCGTCATCAGATTATCGGGCTCTGACGTCCGAAGATCTCGAAACAGTCGCGAAATATCTACCACGTCGTAACCTGGCAGAACCAACCAAGCTCTATCCTTCTCCTCGTCAAACCACAACCTATTCTCTGACTGCAAAACGGCCGGATCAAATACTATGGATTGTTCAGCAAACTTCAGCATGCCCTTAGCCGAAGCCACTTTCCCGTCTTTTCTGCGAAAACCATGTGCCGTTGTCACGGCCAATCCTCCTCTTATGAACAACATCCACCCTGACTGCGCCGTCACCTCACGCTCCCCTGAATACACCAACGCATAAGGCACGGAGTTTGCCATCACCTTCGCCAAGTCCGCCTTGACATTTTCTGGTGCCCTATCCGGGTTTTGCGCCGTGTCACGCAACAAGGCCGCCCTACGAAGTTGCTTCGCTCTCTGTTTTTGAACCATCGAGACGAACTTATCGTCGGACTGCGCCTCATCATCTATCGGCTTGTCCACCACCAGACCAAACTGTTTAGCCAAACTCACACACAAATACAACACCGCTTTGATGGCCAAATTAACCACCACTCCTGCTGCCACTCCTACGCCTACATTCATCACCAAACTCGTCGCCACCGGGTGATCCGCCATCAAAAATGAAAACCCCCTCAAAGCCTGCCCCCAATAGGGTGTTGGTTTAAGCACCGGTATGTGTGCTGGATCAAGAGGGTCCAACGCCACCGGTCCATCTTCATCCCGATAGATAAATCTGTCGGGATAAAAATGATGAAACAAACGCAAACAATACTCCTTCACCACCTCTTCGTGGGGAATTGGCTGTGTTAGAAGCTTGTCTGCACTTATCTTCTTGAAAGTCCTGCAAAAACTCTTGTACTTTTTGTGAACCTCTTCACAATTCAATCCCACGTCTGACGCTGTCACAAACTCATCACCAAAAGTGGTGGAACAAACCATACTCGTAGCCCAATGGCCCATGGACCAATCGTATGCCGGTGAGAGCACACCATGATCCACTCCATACCTAGTCTCGAAGACTAGCGAAAGTTTCCTCCCGTTGGACACCGGGACATCCACAATGATCCGACTCCCGCCTTGTGCCTCATCATCATCTCGCAAATCCTCAAACTGCAATTCTTCCTCGTCTCCGTCGGGGGATGGCGGAGGCTTCTTGAGTTTCCAAGTGCGCTTTGGAGCCAATTTTTCCTCATCCGTATCCGATTCCAAGGAAGAAGGGATCGAAGGTATCCGAGGTCTCTTGGGAACCTTTCTCGGAATTGGCCTGTGCACCTTACCTAGAAACTCAGCTTCCAACCTCTTCAAATCTGCAACTATCATCCTGTCTCCCTTCGTATAGCCATCCGGTAACACTGACAAGATACACTTCTTCTTAACACCAAACACCGAACTCAAAGAACCTAACTCCGCCGTGGATGGAGCAGGCTCCTGCCTGTAGTGAAAATAAGCCGCACAAACCGCCTCCTTCAGGAAATTCTCATCCTTGTCCTTGTACAACGCCCAATATGGTGAACCATTAACCACATCCTCCAACATCTCAATATCAAACAACAAACTAGCCGAATCCTTGGTATATATCTTGACATGCATCCTCCGCGTCAACGCCGCAAGATCTGCCAAACCCATGTCATGAAACTTGTTGTCATTTGATGTCAAGACAAGCAACTTAGAAGTAAAGAAGGATTTACCCTTCTTCTCAACCGCTGCCGAGTGAATTGGATATGGAGCCGTGTTCACCATGTTGATAACCTCAAGTGCCTCGGCCATCCTAACCGAGGGATCGGTCATCTGAAAAATGTCGTCCATCAAAGTAGCAAACTGGTTCTCGTAAGTGTCTTGATACTCGTTTGCGGACTTCCAATCATATTTCCAACGGGGATCATACTTGGACTCTCCATCATTCCCATCCTCCAACTTTTTGAGCGTATTAATCAAAGGCTGGACCAAAGTGCTCTTCCCGCTGCCAGGAACTCCGACGATAAACACACACAATGGGTTAGTCCTCGTCTTCCCTATCGACAACCTCGCACAAACCATCATGTACTCTGAGGCATACTTCACAAGCAACGCCTGGATGGAAGAATGCAAATTCTTGTCAAACGTCAGCAACCTAGCCTTTGCAAGCAAGCCTCGGTAAGCGTCACAATAAGCCTGATCCTTCTCGGGATCAGGGGTCTCAGAAGGGTCAAATGTCTCCAACCTCTCCGAAAGCACGGCCACGCTTTCCAAAATGCCCTTCTTAGCTCTCGCCTTCGTTGTAAAGGGTATTCCAAACAAACTCTCCCATGTGTAATCAACCAACTCCACCAACGACTCATACAAGAACTTGACCCCCTCTATCAAGGTCCGAGAATCCCGAACAAAAGCGGCCTTGTTTTTGAGCCAAGTCTTAATGGCATCCAAGTCAATCGTTACGCCAAACGACTGAGCCACATCCTCCTGAACTGAGTCCGCCACTGGACCCGACAAAAATGTACACAAATAAGGAAATGAAAAAGAAGAAACAAATGAAATAAAAATAAACACGGAAATAGTGATCACCAACTTTTTGTAGTGCTTCACACAAAAATCATAAATGGTTCTAGCTATCGAAGCTAGGCCATCACCGAAAGAAGAAAACGCCGCAAGAAAACCATCTCTTGCCGTAGATCCCGCAGCCTGAGCCGCGGCAGAGTAAAGACCCTTGTCCTCTACTTTCTTCTGTATTGCATCCTGCATGGTTTTATGAAGCAACTTCAACTTGTCATCAATGTAATCATCTACCTCCTCCTTTGGGGTTTTCCCAAAACATTTTTTGTACAACCAAGAAAAACACTGAGCCTGATCTTGCTTAACTCCACCGGCAAGATACTGTTTGACTGACATTAAAAATGGTGTAGACCCTGTCCTAGCCAACGCTTTCAATATCAATCTACGCACTCGAATATGAGAAGCCTTCTTCAGAATAACGGGTTTCCCCCTCACTCTGCAAAACTTCTCGTACGTAGGAAAATTTCCTCCTCTACACCAATTAACAAAATATGGAACCAGCTCTACCGCCGTCTCTTTGAGGTTCCCATAACCTTGTTTCTTGAAAAACTCCAATGTGTACCACATGGATCTCTCAAGATCCTCCTTGACAAACTCATCCTCAACTTTACAACTGAGGAAAGCCTGCCTTAAAGCCCTAGAAGATTTACCGCGATTGTCGTGTGCCACATGTTTACCCTTAGGTTTCGCGGTGTCTTCGACTAAATCTTCTATATCAATCAAGGGACATTCCTTCGACACAACCTCTTGTCCCTTGACCTCCAACTTTGGAGTCGACACTAACTTCCGATTACATTGCCGCCTATGGCGGCCCTGCAACCGAAACCCTTCGGTGTCCTCTGACTCCTCTCGCAACCCGTGCGAGACCGATCCATTGTCGTGATATCCAATCACAACTTCCTTCCTATGCACTCCAGATCCACTGGAGCCTGCGTGATCATTAGCTACTATTCTGGTTTCACTCATGATGTTATGAACAGGCATTTTATCTTACGAGGCGGGGTACCCTTCCCACACATCAGACCTCGTAGACAAGCGTAATGTTCACCTTCTCAGTTCTCACTTTTAGTATTCGTCTCCACGCCATCCGTTCCCGATCTTGAAAATATCCGTCAAAATCGGCCGAATGTTTCGTCTCCCTGCTGGTTACTCATCTTCGCCAGCCAGGGGCCTCACTGTCATGGCAGCGGTATGCGTTTCTCGATAACTTACTGTGATGCTTTGAAAGTGTCTCTTAAGAAATGTGGTAGGGCTTAAGCGACGAACCAGTTGTTCACCGGTCAATCTCGCCTTTCTTTCACACTCCTCTTGAGCCATTACACAAGGGTAGCTTGTTGGCCTACCTACCGCCTTGTTTTAGCTTTGAAGTTCCCGACCTGGGGCGTGCGTCACTGACAACACGGCTGGACCCCAATAAGGACGCGACAAAGTTCCCTCTCGCTTTACCCTTCAAAAAGGGTGACGGGCTGCGCCACGAGAAGAAATATGCAGGACAAGTTCCTGCCGCTCTAGAATAAGGCATGAGTAGAGAGCTTAACTCACACCATAGGACACCCCGAATCAATCCAATCTATCGCCACTTGGCGAACTGCTCGTTAACTAACTAAGTGTTTTATTCACCGACGCTCTTCAGATTCTTACGAACCTGAAGGTCTTGTTTTTATTCACTTAGCCGACGAGACTTAAAAGATTGTCTCTTTTCGAGGATCAAAACCCCCACAAACCCTCCTACGACTTTTCATGCACTCCATGTGCACTGCTTGTCGCAGGGGGGGGCGGCTACAAATCACAACACAGTTGGCTGACTGCGTTCATTGTAGCCTCCGCGTAACCATCTCTTCTGAATCCGCTTTTCAGAAGGTTCCTTTTGTTCTCTTGGACTGAGTTGTAAAGTCAAAGTATTGGATTACTC